TCACCACAGGAATTGCCCCTTCTGATACGGCACGACGGTCAGGCTCGCGCCACTTGCCGGTTGCGTTGTGACGGGGCGGGATGCCTGCATTGCCGGAGGCGGGCTGTTCTGGACTTGCTGGGTTCGCTCGCCAGTGGAGCGATCAGGCAGGGTCGGATCGAAGACCCCGTTCTCGACCACGCGCATGCAGAAGGCGAAGTCGGTTTCGACCCGCGTGCTCTGCTGCGTGTAGCACTGGCAGACGGTGGGCGTGCCGTTGACGACGGCATGCGCCATTCGCCCGAACTCGCGGGCATAGGTCGCAGGGTCGGTGCTGGACATGCAGTAGAGCCGGGGAAACGACACGGGCCGCGTCAGCTCGTCGTAGATCGGCGCCGAGGATGGGACCTGTGGCACCCGAGGCACGCGCCGTCCGATGTAGCTGGCGACGCTCTCAGGCGCATCGGTCTTCGTTTCACCCACCGGCTTGATGAACGCCCCGACCGTATCCCTTACCTGATCGACCATGCTCCCGGCCGGCGCGCTGCTGGTCGCTTCGAGCGCTGTTTTCTCCGCGTTGTAGCGCTCATAGGCGCGATAGACGAGGATGCCCGCCCCGATCAGCACGCAGATGGCCAGGATGAACTTGGTCGGCACCTTGGCCTGGAAGTAGTGCTTGGCGTTGGTGCTGGTGTAGGCGCCGAAGTAGCGCTTATCCAGGCGCAGTGACTTCTTGTCGGCGTCCTTGAAGCTGGTCTTCAGCTCGACCTTTTCCACCACCACTTCCGACTCGAAGCGCAACAGCTGGGCGGACTTGAAGACGCGCCAGTAGTGAATGTGCGTATTGCACAGCCGCCGCAGGTGCACATCGAGATAGCGCGGGTCCTGGGTGACGAGGTGAACCTCATGGCCCTGGTGGCGCATGGTCTCGAAGCGGGTGATGTGCTCCGGTGGCCGCGCCCGTGGATCGCGAGCGCCGAACCAGCCCTGCGCCTCGTCGATGACAATGATCGAATCGTTTGGCAGCTCGAACCACTTCTCGGGATCTTCAAACTCGAACCACTGCGCTTGTAGCTGATCGGGCTTGAGGCCGTTGATGTTGTGGAAGTAGACGACGCGGCCTTCGGCGTGAGCCTTCTGATCGACTTCGCGGATGGTGTTCAGGGTCTTGCCATGGCCGGGCTTGCCGGTACGAATAACGAGCATGACGGCGCCTCCTTATGCGTCGATAGAGGTGCCGCCCGGCTTGTGCCAGACCTGATTGCGTTTGCGGTCGGTGGCCTTGTCGATGCCGGCGAGGACGAAGCGCGTGGAGATCGCGGCGAAATACAGGTTCACCACTACATCGAACTTGGCCAGCCCGAGGATCCCCTGGATCACCGGTCCGACATCGCCCATCAGCCCGAACAGGTAGTCCTGCGCCTGGCCAATGATGAGGTTGAAGCCCATGTAGGAGACAAAGCCGAAACCGATCATCTTCAGCACCATCTTCACCAGCGGTCCGACGATGATCACGAGCATCTGGACGATGAATAGAAACTGCATCACTGACCTCCTACGGCGCGGCCCACATACAGGGCGGCAAGAACGGTGGCGACAGCCACAAACAGGCCGCTCAGGTCACTGGCGGCGCGGCAAAGCGGTTCGTAGCTGAGCTGGAAAGTGCGACCACCCGCCGTGGTCAGGCTGAAGCTCTCGGCGGCAGGACAGGCGGACGGAAGAAAGCGGGTGCCCTGGTTGATGAAGGACGGCACGTCGATGACGCCGGAGCCTTCATCCAGCTGGAATCGGTCGCCGGTAACAGCGGCCTCGATGGCGGACTGTTGTTTGGGGAAATCGGACATTTCCTCAGCGAGGCAAAGCTGCTCCTTCTGCTGCCGCAGCACTTCGCAATCAATCGGGTCACCGCTGCAGGAGAAGGCGGCATCGCAGGAGCCGGCGGAAGCCAAACGCTCCGGGCCTTCTTCGCCTTCATCCTCGCCTTCGCCTTCATCCGGCGTGCAACCGGACCCGGTACAGGACTTGGTTTCATCGCCGGGTTTGCCATCGGCATCCGTCTCGGAGGTCGAGCTTTCTTCGGCAGTGGTGGACGTACAGGGCTTGGTGCCAACGCAGACGGTTTTGTCAGTGGTGGTAGTGGTTTCCGTCTTGGTGGATCCGTCCGGGTTGGTGGTCTTGGTGGTTTCCTCGGTCTTGGTGGTGTCTTCGAATCGCGGCGCGGGTTTGCCGGTGGTGCAGTGCAGGTAATCGCCGGCGTTGTCGCAGTTGAGCTGTCCGGGTTCTTTCAGCTGTTCGCTACTGGTGCAGTTGCGCGACTGCGAGCCGTCGGCGTTGGTGACCCATTCACCGCACAGATTTTCACTGGTGAAGTGCGGTGTGCTGTCGGCCGGAGGTTTGGAGGGCGGTTGATCGAAGACGCTGCCGGGAGGCGGATTGTTGGTGGTGCATTGCGAGCCGGCGCCCTGGTAAACAACCTGGCAGTAAACGGAGTTCAGGTCCTTACCGGTGGTGTCTTCCAGGAAGCGATTGCAGCCTTTGACCGTGGCGGTGCGGTTGTAGAGGCAGCCGCTTTCACAGATAGAGGATGGCGGTAGCGAAGGTGGTACGGATGGGTCCAGCGATCCGGCGTTGTACTCGTGCACGAACTCGCCGGTGGCTGCGGAGCATTGGTCTGGTTCCGGTTCTACGCATTCACCGGTTGCGGAGTTGTATTCAGAGCCCGCAGGGCAGGAATCACCACCACGAGTGATAAAAGCAGTAGATGTATAAATGTCCCCACTTGTATGCCTGTATTCAAGGGAGCAAATAAACTGCGTATCCGTCTCGCGAGTGACATACCTATCCTGATAGGTATAACTAGATGCGGGCGGGTTGGGAGTCGCCATATCGCACGCCGCTTGCGGACTGGACGCTGTAAATGCGCCCAGCGACCAATAATAATCAACAGCGAACGCAGGATTTGCGATCAACGAAACCAGCACAATAAATAGGCCGGAAATACGCTTCATACTCACACCCGCCCAAAGAACACGAGATAAAACGCCAGGGTGGTCAGGATCAGGACGTACAGTTCGTAGCTCATGGCGTTTCCCTGGAAGAGAAAACCCCGCCGGAGCGGGGTTTGTTTGCTTCGGCACATGCAGTGCGCTGGTCCCGATTACAGGGCGCGGCGCATGTACTTGAACGCCATCGCGGCGATGATCACGGCGAAGACGGCCCAGCCGATGGTGCCGACGTCGGTGCCCGCGGTATCCAGCGCCGCGGTAGCTTCGGTCGGGACAGCCGCGTAGACGGAGCCGGCTGCAGCCGAGAGTGCAACGGCAGCGACGAGGCCGATTTTCTTGATGAAGTGCTTGTTCAGTTGCATGGGTGATACCTCACTGTTTCAGGGCTTTTTTCAGGACCAGGAAGCCGAACACGGTGGCGAACAGAACAATCGCTTCGCCTTGCAGCTCGGAGACTTGGTCCCAGGTCAGTGCAGAGCCGTAGAGGCTTTGCATTTCCTCGACCGTGAGGGCGACCAGCGAGCCGGAGCAGATGGGCGAACCATCGGCGCCTTGCAGCCAGTCACCATCACAGGCGAGGAAATTCATTCGCCGGCCTGCTCGAGGTCGGCAGTTGCTTCGGAGGGTTCGCAGTCAGGGCAGACGGCGAAGTGGGGCGGCAGGCTGAGGTCGGGCAGCAGGTCGCTTTGCGGCGCGGGCAGCGCCATGAGCTTGCCCATGTCGTTGCCGCAGCAGTCGCAATACACCCGGTCATCGATCAGCATGGCCGCCCCTCCCGGTTAGTTGGCCTTGGCCGGGTCGCCGGCTTTGGCCTGGGGTTGAGCTGGGGTGCGCGGGGTTTCGGCAGCGGCGCGGGTTTGGACGGCTTCGAGCTGGAGCGCCAGATTCTTGCCCTTGTTCTGCCCACCACGGGCAATCTCGAAATGGATGCGCACCAGTTGCAGCGGCTCGAACTGCGCGCCGGCTGCGAAGATTTCGTCGGCTACTTCGTCCGCTGCTGCCATGCCGATGATCGACAGGCCGTGTTCGGTCTTGCCGTCCGGCTCATCGCCGTAGAAGACCTTGATGTACTTCTGGCCCGCTTCACCGTCGAAGCGTTGAGTGCCGAGAAATGCAACTTCCATAGTCGAACGTGCCATCTTGTGTTTCCTCTCTCTAGTTGCGCTTTATTGCGCTGCTTTGCTTTCTGCAGGCCGAGCGATCCCGAACGAGTGAAAAAGCAATTTCACTGCGACCGGCTTGTTACTTGGCTTGCGGGTTATCTATAGCTGTATTTAAACGCTCTTGGAACAACTATTTATCAAGTATTAAAAGATTCAATAGTTCATTTTTTAATGCGACGAATAGTGCTGAATTGACACTTTCCACTTGAGCAAACATCAATTTAATTAATCATCCACAACGCTGTTTAACACCAAGGGCTCTGCCCTTGTCATCCCGCTCTTGCCGCCGAGGGCTCGGGAGCGCGGGAGGGAAAAGCGCTCCCGCACTCACGAGCGGAGGCTGTTTCGGTTCGTGCAGGGTCAAGGGTGCGCTCCGCCCGTGCTTCCGTTCGCCGGATCGGTGAGGCGTGATCCGACGAGCCGGGAGCGCGGCCCTGGACCTCTTCGGCCACGCGCTCAGCCTGATAACGCTCAGCGACATAGCGACGCAGCTCGACGAGGGACCGGTGTTTCGTTGGCTCGCTACCATCCAACGGAATGAACAGAGGAACGTCGCGGCGATAGGTGACGTGCCCGTACAGCTCCCCGCCCACAGTCAGCTCCCGACCGATCTCATGCCAGTTCGGGTCCGCGATACGAACCTGCATCCGCTTGCGCCCTACCCCACCAGTTCGAACGGTTCGTGGATCGGTACGTAGGGCGTTGGCTTGCCCGAGTCGTAGATAACGCTCCACCACTTCGCGGGGCGGTCGGGTGGCGTGTGCTTCTCGCAGATAAAGGCCGGTTCCACTTTCCACTCCGAGAGCAGAGGCTTCCAGGTCCCACCGACGCAGCCCATTTGCAGCGTGCGAATCGGCCGCGCATATGCGGGGCGGCATTGGGCGCATGGTGTGGACCGGGAGGGAGCGGGTTTCGCCATTTCGTGTCTGGACCAGCAGACAGAGCAGTCGCAGTCCGGTGCGTGCGGAAGGCGCTGATAACTGGCCGGCTTCTGCATAGGTCATCCCCTCCCCTGGCTTTCCGTAGACGGCGCGGATCATGCGGTCCACTCCTGTTCCAGCAGCCAGTGACGGAGCATTGCGCTGTTGACCATGCGCCGCTTGCCGAGCTTTACGGTCGGTATCACACCGCGCGACGCCCAGGCACGGGCCATACCAGCGCTGATGCCATTGCGGTCAGCCCAGCATTCGACGGTTTCCACGTCCTGCTGTGGGCCGATCAGCTTCGAAGGTTCTAGCTCTTCCAGTTCCATATCCAGGGCTCCACCACTAGGACCACCGTGGTCCGAATACATAGAACCACGGTGGTCCCATTGTCGTCAAGACCACCGTGATCCATGATTCTGCGATGAGCAGAGAAGACCCCCAGTTCAAATTACGTATGCCTCTGAGCTTACGGATACAGGCGGACCAAGCCGCGAGAGCAGCTGGTCGCTCTCTTAATGCTGAGTTAGTGGCACGCTTGGAAAGCACGTTCTTGATGAACACCACATCTGAGAAGCTAATACCTGCGTCAAAAGCTAAAGAACTAGCAAAGATGGCAAGAACTGCGATTCCAGATGAAATACGTAGCCGAACGCTTAAAGCTATCAATAAAGCCGCTAGCTTAGGACATAGTTCAGCTAGCGTTGACCTTACAGATTTACAGTTGGACGGAAATCTTTCCGACGAGGAAGTTGATAGCCTCACGGACTCGCTGAACAAAGAGCTAACCGACGCGGGCTATGCTGTCGAGTGGGACGGCGCAGCATCCATATGGATACGCTTTTAAAGACCCAACAAAGAAGCACTAATCAAGGATGGTTGCTTTGACCCAGACATCAGACAAAAGCGCAACACAGTTCCATATCAATATCGACTGCATCTGATTGGAAAATTTATCACGGGCAACCTTCGACAATCGTGCAGACATCGCAAATCAATTTCCGGAACGCCCATGTATCTAATTAGCGAAGTGGAAATCTCCAATTTCTGGAATCGACTGAATGCAAAATGCCGTTTCAACCCAGATGTAAATATAATCATCGGCAGAAACGGAACCGGCAAAACCACCTTCATGAATATTCTACACGCCGCACTATCAGTAGATATTGATGAAATGGCCAACAGCGAATTCGAAAAAATAAAAATCATCCTTCAAAAAGGAAGGCAAACAAAAACCATCAAAGTACGCAAACTAACAATTGCTGACTCACCTTTCCAATACGTGGAATATCAAGTATCCACAAGAAAATACATGATACGTTCTCTATCCGCTGATGATCGCCGGATAGGCCCTATGCTCCGAAAGCGCGCTCTAGAAGAGTCCGCCGAGCTACGACAAGAGCTAAGCAAACTTGTCTCACTCTCTTCACTCTCCGTTTATAGACTTAGAAGCGGTGAAGACTATGAAATCAAAGACCGCTCAGGCAGAAGACTAGTTTCTCCAGTCGACTTTCGTCTTTCGCAGATAAAAGGCGAGCTCACTCAATATCAGTTTGAGCTTTCGCAGGCAGCAAGAATAATTTCGACCAACCTTCAAAAAGATGTATTAGCATCAATCCTCTTCAAAAACGATGTGCGAAGCAAGAAAGTCTCGTTCCCTAAAAAGTATGAGAAAGAGCAAGAACAAGTCAAACTTGTTTCTGCCTACTCAAGACTTGGCGCGGCAGACTCGGGTATAAGGAAGCAAATCTCGGCTCACAGCAGCGCTATTGAACAAGCGATCAACCGTCTTCACCATGGGGAATTAGAACAGACTGACGTAGCAGCCCTTGAAGCATTCTTAAGGACCCAACACATCATTGAGATGTCCTTGAAAGCAGAAGAAGAAATTAACGAAATATTTAGCCAAATCAACCTATTTATATCAATCCTGAAAGATTTCATCCCAGAGAAAACTTTTTCGCTAGAAGCTGGCCGCCTTGTCGTAACAAATATAGACAAAGAAGTAATCCCCACCGACAAATTGTCCTCTGGCGAAAAACAACTTCTAATTCTACTCATCGAAGCACTGTTACAAAAATCAAAGCCATACGTATATCTTGCGGATGAACCAGAACTATCACTTCACATCGAATGGCAACGCAAAATACTGCCTGCTGTTAAAAAAATAAATCCACACGCACAAATTATAGCGGCAACACACTCACCAGAAGTGGCATCAAAGTACAAAGGACTCCTGATCGACATGAAGGACGTCGCAAATGCCTGAGCTTGTTTACTCCGATGACGCCCTGAATGTTCTAGGCGCATTTTATAATTCAGAAAAGCTTTTATATGTAGAAGGCGAAGATGATGTGGTTTTCTGGGAGGTCCTGCTGGACAAGCTAGGAAAGAAGAACCTCAAAGTACAGTCAGTAGGCGGAATTGAAGAGCTGAAGAAATATATACATAAGGTCGCGACCGGCACCATAGACGCGAATGTTGCGAGAGATGCGGACTTTACTCACATAGAAAAAAATCCAAAAGAGCGCGGCGTTATATACACATACGGCCACTCCATAGAGAACACTATATTCTCAGCCACATCCATATGCACAGTAATTAGGACTTATGGTCGCGTGACCAAACACGCTATTGACGAAGGCGACTGTGAATTATGGCTGAACGATTTCCACTCTGCATTTGCGCCACTAGTGACATATGATGCCGCAAACGAGATAGGTGGGCACGGACTTTCGGTACTTACAAACAATTGCACACGATTTATGCTTAGCGAACTCTCCCCCATCCCGGACCCAGCGAAAATCCAACAAAAAATACGCGAGCTAAGCCTCAATCCTGGCATCCACACAACAATGATGAGCACGCATGTCAAAATAAATTCGTGCCGCCGAACCCACGCTGATCTTATACGCGGACACTTTCTTATGTCTGCAACACTGAAGTACATGAACTCGAAGCTAAAAAGATTAAGCGGAAACAAAAAAATCTCTGTAGACGCATTATTTAGCAATGCCATGCTAGCATTTGAATCCACATTCAATCGCAGCCATCGGCATTTCAGCCACTACAAAAGACAAATAAGTCTATTGTAA